GTTCCGGCCAGCGTGTGTAGCCGCAACTCCTCCTCGCCGCGGCTCTTTCGCTTCGCCGCGGTCTTCGCTGACCTTTCTTTCTGAGCTGCAGCCATGGCAGGTCTCCGTTATTCCACTGGCCGGCAGTGCCAGCCAAGTCTGTCGTTTGCGTGGTTGGGTGCGAAAACGTCTCACGCTGCTTCCTTGATTTGGCCCCAGGCGCCTACGGCATCCAGTAGCGCAGACAATCGCGCCTCGGGCACCGGCGTGTCACCGGGCACGGCCAGCCAGCCCATGCCGATCCGGTGGTTCGGGTTGCAGTCGGCCTTCACCTCTTCGTAGAAGTGCTCAAGGACATCCGAAAGCCGCTCCACCAGGTGGACGCCATCCGGCCTGATGTCGATTGACTTGATGTACTGGGCACCGTCCTGGCGGACGCAGATGCCGGCGATGTAGATCGTCCAGCGGTGCGCGACATCGCAGAGGGCGTCGGAAACTGGCCGCGAGAGGATCTGTTTCCCGTTCTTCCAGTTGATCATCACCTGCAATCCACTGGGGTCGATGTTGATCACGGCGGCGTGGTTCGTGTTCACCAGGGCCCGCATGCTGCGCTCGATTTGAACTCGCCGATTACACGGCTTGCGCTTGCTCATAGCGAGTCCGCCATCTTGCGCAGGGCGCGGCGTTCTGCCAGGGACAGAGGCCGGGGTTTGCGCTTGAGGACCGTTTCAGGGTCTATCCGAGTTGAGCGGGGCGGCGGGATGGGATTGCGTGGCGGGCTTGGCAGTTCGTTGACCTGGCCGCCGGCCGCCAGGAACTGGGCGATCCGCTCGGAAATGGAATCTGCCAGTGGCCGATGATGCTCGACCAGGCTGAGGTGGTTGCTGATCATGCTGCGATCCCCAGGACTTTGTTCATGCGCTCGTCGAGGATTTCGTAAAAAGTCTTCACCCGCTCGGCGATCTTCCTGATCATCACTTCGTCCCGATACATGCGCTTCACGAAAAGCGGCATGCCCGGCCAGTAGCTGATGAAGTCAATCCACTCGCGCTCAGAGACCCATAAGCCGCCCTGGCACTGAGGGATGTGCTCCTTCGGCACCTCGTCGGCCAGAATCACGCCTACTTGGAATTTCGGGAGCTTTGTCTTGATTTCGATGAGTCCAACGTCGCCGACGAGGCCGTCAGGTGAGTAACCGATGCCGTGGTTGAGGATGATGCCGACCTGGGTAGCTGAAACCTCTTCGCGCCCCTCGTAGAGGCTGCGCGCAACCAGCTCTTGCTCATGTCCGCGAATGGTCGCCTTCGTCTGGAACGGAATCTCGGCAGCCTCCTCGGTGATGCGCTCACCGATGAGCTGATCCATATAGGTGAATGCCGCCACACCAAAGCCAGCCTCGCCCTTGCCGCTGACCAGCAGGCAATCCAGTTCGGACGCCGTGGCGATGCCAAGGCGAAGGGCAAGCCATTCAGGCGTGCCTTGCTCGATATCAGTCACGATTTTCATTTACGGCCTCCGCTGCTTTGATTGCCTTGTTGAGCTGGGCGGTGAGGATGTCGTGGCGAGCCTTGGGTACGCACTCCGGCGTTCCGTATTCGCCGACGAACCAGTCGCGAGTCTTCTCAGTGCAGCGGGCGAGGAGGGCACTGATCGCGCTGGCCTGGGCTGCAGTGACGTTTGCTGTAGGCACAGCCGCATGGCCGTCATCGTCTTCGCCGCGCGTGGTGATGTTCAGTAGGGCGGACATGACGTAGCGCTTACCGTAGCTGGTGGACGAGCCAACGGCCTGGACGGCGTTCTTGCTGCCGCTGGTGTCGAGTGGCAACAGCATTGTTGTGCTTTCCCGGTGCCCGGCGCGGTGCATTAGGATTCCGGTCACGCTCAGACCCGCCGAAACGTTCTCAACCTTGAAGGTGATGGCGAAGCCGTGGGTCTGCATGATCGGCTTGATCACGTCGTTGATATCTTCGAAGGTCGCGTAATCGCTACGCTTCTGGCCGTTAACGACAATGGCACCGCGTTCGGCGATGCTTGGGATGTCGCTTTGCATGGCAGCCATCGCGGCGTTGAACTCCGCTTCGGCGTCCCGCGCCTGCATCCGCTCATGCATGACCAGCAGCCGTTCCATTTTCTCGATGTCGCAGGTTGGGTCGGCGGCGGCCCGGCTGATAACAGCCAGGATGCTACTGTCCGATTTGATCGGCGCCACGGCCTGGCGGCGTTGTTCCGGCAAGATGATGTCCTGGGCCATGGTCGGCTCCTCAGTACTGGATGAAGATTGCGGGGATCTTGCGCTGGGCGATCAGAGTGATTGCCTGCTTGGCGCATTCCTCGGTCATGCCGCCGGCAACGAATGCTTCCAGGGCGGCGCGGTTGATTGATTTCTTGTGTTCCAGGTCTGCCTCACGAGCTTCCTGTTGGCGGATGATTTCGTCCGCTGCTGCTTTCTGGCGGGCGATCTCGGCGAGGCGGGCTTTCTCGACCGCCTGCTTCTGGTCTTCGATCGCCTGCAGGCGGTCGCGCTCGCCCCTCTGGTCCGCTTCAAGTTTTTCCCGTTTGGCCTGCTCTGCTCTGCGTTCGGATTCGGCGGCTGCTAGCTTCAGGTCGCTCTCCCGCTTTTCGGCGGCGGCCTTCTCGTCTCGTTCGCGTTGAGCGGTGGCATCACGCTCACGTTGAGCCTTTTCCTCTGCTTCGCGGGTGGCGCGTTCGGCGGCCTCACGGGCGATACGGTCTTCGCGCTCTTTCTTCTCGCGGGCCTCGTCTTCGGCGCGGCGCTGCGCCAGTTCGGCTTGGTCCGCTTCGAAGGCCTCGCGCTTGGCAAGTCCAGCGCGCAACGCGCCCAGAACCTTGTCCTTAGCCCTCGCCGCCTCCGCCTCGAATTCCTCCCAGTGGACACCAATTTCGACCGCCTCGGCTTTGGCGATTCGCTGCTTGATCTGCTCTGATGTCAGCTCAGCCAGCATGTCGTCGCGGTTTCGGAGCCAGTCGATGCCGTCATTGTGTTTGTCGACCCTCGCATCCTCGGCGGCCTGCCATTCGTTCAGCGGCCGGCGAACCTCTTCCTGCCAAACTTCCAGGGTGTCCCGAACGCGCTTTCGCTCGGCGTCGATCTTCTTCGGCACTTCCTTCAGATCCGCCACCAGCTTTTTGCCCACGTCATCCAGGGCGGTCTTGGAGCGGGCGACCGCGTAGGCCATTGAGGCGATTGCATCACGCCCCTTGCGGGTACTGATGTCCGGTGTGAAACCGTCGATCTTGTCGCGGATTTGTTGAAGCCATGGCTCCAGGCCGTTCGGCGTGCTGTAAACGGCCAAGGCGGTTTCTGCCGGCGGCACTACGGCCAGTTCGGTATTTGCGGACACGAGCGAATCCTTGCCGCGACGTGCGCAGCGCTTGAAGGTGTGAGTTATTGAGCCTTGGCGAACGCCTGGGCCATTGCGGTTTGAGGCGCTGACCGCTCGACGACCTTTTCAGCCGCGAGGCATTCGGCATGATCGAACCAACCGAAGTGGCAGACGCCGACATCGATGTTCATTTGGCCGGCAAGCCACTGGTAGGCGCCGGTTCGACTCATGCCGGCTTTCTTCATGTAATCGTGAAACACAGCCTTGGTGCGGTTGCGCACGGCCCGCAGCTTGTCGTCGGCCAGCGTGCCCAGCGGGATGTCCGTGTCAGGGTGAAGACCTACATAGGCTCTGCACCCTTGGCAGAGGTAGGCGTACGGCCAATCCCCGTAGCTGCGACCCCGGTAGATTTCCGAGTTACAAACCAGGTGAACCTCGTCGTCGCAGTAGCGGCAGACGGTTGGTGCGGGGATTGGGTTCTTCACGCGTTTGAGTGCGCGGCGGCTGACGTGAGGCAGCGGAGCGGGCGCAGCAATGCGCTCGGGGGCGTTTGCCCGAGGATCGAGAGACATGTTGGTTTCCTATTGAGTGATGCGGTCGGCGAGGGCGCCAAGCAACATCATGAGAGTGCAGAAGGTGATGGCCGAGAACGATCCGCGCCAGATCAGGAAGCGCCTGGCGCGCTGGCGGGCAGTCACCGCAGCACCTGCGATATCTGAGTGACCGAGCAAGCCCTGGAGCGCTCCTGTACCACGGTGTAGGCCAGCATGGTCATGAGCAAGGCGGAGGCGAGGATCCAGGTTATGGCTTTCATGGCCGAGCCCTCACGGCGATCCGGCCGGACTTGATGGCCGCCACCAGCTTTGGTGGGAGCGAAGAAACAGGCAGCTCGCGCGGAATGCCAGCGCCCACTATCGCAAGGCTGCGTTCAATCTCTTCGAGCTGCTCATCCAGCAGCGTTTTAACCGGTGCAGTGCTCATGACGCCTCCTTGCGCTGCCTGGTGATTTTCAGGAGGCGCTTGCAGTAGTGGTTGAACTCTTCAACGCTGATGGCGCCGCCTTCCATCATTTTGGTGATCATTTGCAGCACGATTTTTCCGGCGCCGGGCGGGCTTTCTGGGTGATCCAGGCTGTCCAGTGCCTCGCCGATGAGGATGTGAGGGCTCACAGTTCGTTGTCCTCTGCCTGGGCGATCAGAGCGTCATCGGCCAAGGGCTCAAGTAGGGCCTGTGCGATTTCGCCGAGCTTGCCGAAGGGGTGGTCGCTGGGGCCGAGAAGTTCGGCCACGGCGTTCTTGTCGGCCCGGCCATCCGCTGACAGCAGCAGCCAGCCCAACGCCGGAGTGCGGACCTTGCAGTCCGCGAGCCGGTTGTTCACGTGCTCATCCACGGCGAGGGCCAGGTCAGCCACGGTGACGAGCCGCGCTTGATGCCAACGACGCTGGATCTTCACGTCCACGCCCCGGAGCAGGCTCTCGGCCGCGTTGTACAGCCACTCAGCCCGCGCAACCTCCCGAAGGCTCTCGCTCACCATTGGAGGCAACTGCGTGTCGTGCATGGCCTGACAAATCTTCAGTGCGGCGTTCATGCGACCTCCGACCAGTGGCGATCAATGCTTTCTTTGGCATACGGCGATAAGCGCGCATAGCCGTCCACGGATCCGCAACCGGGCATGGTTCCTTCCAGCTCGACGCAGGCGCGGATGTCGCAGCGGCGCGAGCAAACCCAGCCGCCGTAGTGGCAGCGGTGGACTTCACCTCTCAGCTCGGGGTGATAGGCGAGACCGGCCTTCCAGGAAGGCGATCCGCGCAACTTGAGGCCGCACCCTCGGCACACCGCTTGAGTTTCAGTACAGCTATGCATGGCGACCTCCAGTGTTTGGGGTTAGACGGTGGCCGGAACGGCCTCACGAAAGCGCGAAGGGCTCCAGTCGCACGACTCATCAGCCGGGATATGGCCGAACATCGCGGTGCAGCGGCGGCAATGCACACAGTCGCCGCAGGTCTTGCCCTCGGGCAGATTCATCTGGTCAGCGTTGTTCGCCGACCGTGGATACGGCGCTCGTTGCTCGCTCATGATTCTCTCCATCTGGTTGATCCGGTTAGGCGGCGGCAACTGCCGGCTCGTCCTTGTCGTACTTCTCGCCGCAGAACATGCAGTAGTTCGCCAGCATGCTCATCGACCGCTTCTTGTCCTTCATCACGCCGGCCTTGGTCGGGACCTGAAACGTGACTTCGATTGGCATGACCTGCTTGAACTGCGCCCTCTGGCCGCCAAACATCATTGCGTAGCCGGTCAGCCGAGCACTCAAGCCCTTGAAGCCTTCCGGAAGTTCGGCGGGCAGAGCTTCAAGCAGTCGCGCTTCGGTATCTTGTTTGCAGGTACACATGCTGGCTTCCTCATTGGTTGATCCAACAAATTCCGGCTGCACACGATCCTTCCGCTGGTTGCCGTGGGGCGCGGTGTCATGTGCATGCGGGATTGGTCGGGGGAGGGTGCCGGTCTTTCCCGGCTGTCACGGCGCTTGTGCCAGATCAAGGTAGCTCGCCAATACCAGGTTGGCGCTGACTCTGCGCAATGCGAGTTAAGCTATTCGCCGGTTGATGCAGGTGGGCGGTTATAGGCCGCAGTTTCGTCCGCATCGGGGTGTGATCGCCTACTGGGTCTGGTAGCCCTCGGCCCTTTGGAAGCGGGAACCCGGATTGCGTCCAGGCAGATCACACCCCGATGCGCTCTCATAGAGAGGATCGGGCAGCGGCCTTGCAGTCGGCTGCCGTCATTCGATGGCCGTCTTCGCACTCAACGACGCCAACGCCACTGGTGTATCCACGCTCAGCGTTGAGCCTGTTTGCCTCGCGGATGCAGGCGCCCAGGTCGTTATCCGCAAATACCTGCAACTCTCCGCGCAGGGTGATGTGAATGACCTTGTTCATCGTCTTGCTCTCTCTTCAGAGACCTTTTCAAGAACTTCCCGGCTGAAGGCCTGAATATTCATGTGCGCCTTGACCGTCATCTGGCGACGTTCTTTGACATGGTCGCGCAGTGCGATATCGGCCAGGCCGGTAGGGTCAGCCTCAAGCGCTGCAATCGCCTCGTCGATGCCGCCGAACCACTTGGCGAGACGCCGGGCGCAAGATGCCGCCGCCTCGTTCACTACCTCATCACTCACTTCAAAAACTGAAGTACTCATCGCGCACCTCCCGGTTGTTTTCCCAATGCACCCGTCACCAGGTGCATCAGTGAAAAATTCCGTGTTTCTCCGCACCCGCTTACCGGGTCATTCACTCAGTTCGGTCAACACCTCGTCCGCCGTCGCAGTGGTCTGCGCGTGGGCAGGCTTTCGGGCCTGTCGGATCGCCGGTCGCCGGTAGAGGCAAGTGCGGTTTTGTTCACCTGACTTCATCTCGCCCCACAGGTGTGGCCGGGGCTGACCTCCCAGCGTGAGCCGGGTAATCGTTTATGGCGCGGGTTGTTAAAGAGCAGCGGGTCTGTTGAGGCCCTGGCGAGTCGCTGTCGCGTCTCGATAGACAAACAATAAGCCAATGCCTAATAGTGTGTAAATAGGTAATGCCTAATTATTTTCATATTTTTTTCTCCAGGGAATTGGTCTACGCGAGGGGGTTACTTTTCTCTGCTGCTGCGATAGGCTTTGCTAAACCTGTATGGATATACAGCACTATAGGAGGTGAGGAATGGCAGAGCAGGGGACTAAAAAAGATTCATCTCAGCGGGAAATGACCGGGCTAGAGCGGCTCGGCTTGAGAGTTTCGAATATGATCAACCACCCGGTTGCGCAGATTCAGCGCTGGGTGACGATCCATCGCCTTGACAGCGATGGGGATCGAGAGTGGGAGGAGGTTATGGGCGTCCTATCCGAAACGGACGGCATTGACATCACGTTCAACGACGACGGGACGGTGACGCTGCGGTGGGAGGCGTGCTCCGAGAAAGAACGGCCGGTGGAGGTAGTCGAGAGAGTTGAGGAGCCGGCGCCTTTCTGACAGGCAAAGAAAAGCCCGCTCAATTCGCGGGCTTTTCATGCCATTAATTAGACGAAGGTCTAGCTGAAACCTCCGAGAAGATTTCAAATCCGGCACAGGACTCAGGCACCCTGTTGCGCAAATAACTGTATTCGGGACGAATAAAGACCTTCAACGCCAGTGGCTTTCCGGGACGAAAGAACGTGGAGATCGATAGAGCGTATTCCGACGGAGGGTGAATAGCTTTTTCAAGCATATCCGCCGCCGCTATCGGGTCGTTCCTACCGTTAGACATTGTGTCCTCCCACCAAGGTGGCATTTAGCGCGGTTAAAATTGGCCTCAAGGGCAACATTGACGATCTGTATCCGCCGGGAGCAGATGAATCGCCACCGCCAGCGAATATCAATCCGACCGCTCCAAGGATAGTGCCGGCAGAATCTATTGCTACTACCAGCGATCCGGAATCCCCGCCCTTGGAGAATTCGCCGATGTCGCCATGGATAGCAAAAACATTTGCGAACCATATGACGCCGCTGAAGCCGTACGATTGTGCGTTATATCCCACATCGAGCGGCCTTAATTCCCTTGCAATTATTTGACCCTGCGTGTCCCGTGTCGTTCTGCCAACCTTTCGCACGAGCATTCCTTCTACTGGATCAAGGACAGTAAGAGGGGTATCAAAGGAGTCACCTTGAAAGCTCGAAACCTGCGTTTCATTCGCGATTTTAAAGACCGCAGCGTCCAAGTTGCTTGCGAAGTCAACGTTACCTAAGGATCCCACGCGCATTTCAAGCGCGCGCGAGTGGAAACCCAATGTGAACGGAGGAATGGCGTTCGGGCCAACATCGAGTACCCCTGGTGCGAGTACAGGTGTATTAGGAGCCACGTGGCTGCAGAGGGCGCTGACGTGGTTATTTGTGAGGCCGTAGAGATTACCATCCGGAAGTCGAACCAGGGCGCCCATCGTCCCTGCTGACCTGTCGTTTCCTGGAGAAATTGAAGATCCGCAAGCATAAGTCTGGAGGCCGGCAGGAGTGCTATGGATTGCGAATGTCGCACCTTGTGGGCTGGTAATTTCTTTTCCTACAGAATCCATCAAGCCCTGCGGGTAAGCGATTCCCTGCCGACTGATATGACTTGGCAAAACCTGCAAATCTTTTTTTAAGACCTTGCGCTTCGTGTAGATGAATACGGTTTGCTTAGCAGTGTTATAAGAGATTGATTGAATTTCCTTCTGTCTCAGCATCACCTCCGCTTCTTGAGAAAGCGGTATTGGATTGACTGGGGCAAGGAAAGCATCATCGACGCCGGGTGGAAGCTGGGCTAGCAGATTCCTTTCAATAGCCCACTTGGCTATACCACTTGCTACCTGATGCGTATTCAGTTGCGCTTTTGATGGCATCGAAGGTGGAGTACCCGGAAGCGCCTGAGGGTGAAGCGACGCCACAGACGGCGATGCTGGTGGTTGATGCATTAGGATGTCCAGTCTTCTGCTTTATAGTTCAGAAGGTCTGATGACAACAGACTCTTCCATGTCTGAAATCTTTGCGAGTCAGGCGTTCAAACTAAGTGCGCACTCCACACCAGCAGCACCCGCGCCTGGATGTAGGTCTCTTCTGCCCGAATGGTCCGGGCCGGATGGAGAGAGTTATCCGAGATCATGCTTAATTGGTCGTCGCCCAACCATTGTAGCCGCTTTATGTACAAGTGGCCGTCCCAGGTAAACATGTATATCCCATCCCCGACGAACTCTCGGATGCTGATATCCACGAGGAGGGGGTCCCGGTGCTTGATGGTCGGGGCCATTGATTGGCCCCAGCCTGTCACCATCTTCAGATGGAAGTGTTCTTTGAACTCGACGCCCATCTCGCGTAGATGCTGAGGACTTACGCGAATGTCCTGGAGCATTTCGGGATAGTCGTGCGGAACCTGCCCGCCGCCCATGGCGGCACGGATGTCGTAATGAGCAATCCACACCTCATCACCCACCGCACCTGGCCGGTAGTACTCCAGCTCGATTACGCCGCCGCCATCATCAGCCTCCGCGGCAGCCAGCAGGCGACGACGAGACTCCTCAGAAAGCCCTTTCCCTTGCGATGACAGCATGCCGCGAACCAGCTCGGCCGCAGAAAGAGCAGGGGCTAGGTCTCCCGCGCCCCCCAGATCGTCAGGGATATTTTCGTAGGAGAAGCCTGGCCTCAGGCCCCAATGCTCAGGACCCACTACATCGGCGAAGTATGCGATCACATCCATCAGCTTCGACTTGTCGATACGGCCGTTTTTCACCCAGCCCTGCACCGACGGAGGCTTCACCTGGAAGTCGTCTGCGAGTCTTTTTTTGGATACGCCCTTGGCGATCCGCGCGGCCTCGATGGCAGCGCCTAAATCCGGTCCGGTAAGCATTGCCTAATTAGGCCTATTGGTAGATCGGTTAGGCAATGGCTTGTTTGAAGTAAGGTAATGCCTTATATTCATCCAAAATCTCCAGGAGAGAACTCATGAAATCAGCAGAAGCAGCCAAAGAAGCATCCCGCTTGCTGGGCAGCCAGGCGGAGATGGCGCGCCTGCTGCGGGTAACTGCGCCGACGGTGAACCAATGGTGTTCCGGCGAGCGCGCAGTCCCGGCGAAGCGTGCCCTGCAAATCGAGGTTCTGACCGAGGGCCAGATCAAGAAGGCAGATCTTTGTCCCTCGTTTCCATGGGCGCAGATCAGCTCTGAGCCCAGCCAATCACTTTCAGCCGCCTAACCCATCTCAATAGCCAGGAGCATCGAAGCATGTACATGGACCCCAATCAAAAGCGCGCCATTCCGGTGAAGGTTCGATTTGAACCAGTGCTTGATCGGATTCTGCGTAAAGCCGCAACGAAGACGCGCATGCAGCACGCGACCTACCTGTACGAAATCATCGAGTGGGCCGTAGCCAATGGTGTGATCGAGGAACTGATGCAGGACAAACAAGAAGATATCGCGGGCTGAAGCCCCTTTGGAGGGCCAAATGACCGTAGAGCTTGAAAGGCTGCCTCTGCGAACTCGACAGCGGGTGGAGGAATTGATGCGCGCGAACGGCTGGAGCTTCAGTCGTGCGATCAACGAAATGACGGAAACCGCCATTGCCTGTGGCGCGCTTTCCGAAGTTGGAAGGAAGAAGGCCCAGATCCTTCAACTGGTGCCCCCAATGAGGGCCTCAGGCAGGGACTCTTCGGGGTAATCCGGAGGGCCTCTGCCAAATCCAGGACGAAAAAAAGCCGGGGTAGTGACCCGGCTCTCTTAAACATCTGTGTGGGACGAATTATATGCAAACCACTACAAACATCAACCCCCCGGCCAATGTCGCGACACGATTCGCCGGATCTGAAAACGTGTCGCGCAAAACCATGTCATCGCGAGAGATAGCCGAGCTGACCGGGAAGGCTCACTTCCATGTGAAGCGCGACGTTCTCGCCATGCTGAAAGATCTTGGCGAGGATGCATCCAACTTTGGATGCATCTATCTCGACCCGCTAAACCGCGAGCAGACCGAGTACCTGCTTGACCGCGAACATACCGATTGCCTGCTTACCGGCTACAGCGCCGCTATGCGGATGACTGTGATTCGCCGCTGGCATGAACTGGAGGCGCAGGCCGTCCAATCTGTTGCCATGCCGTCCTACGCCGAAGCGCTGAGGCTTTACGCCGACCAGATCGAACAGACGGCAGTGCTGCGCGTCGAGAATCATCAGCAGGCCGTAAAAATCCACTCAATGGAAAACCTGTTCAAGGAAGGCATGACCCACACCCAGTTCTGCAAGGGCCTGAATGGGGTCAACGTGATGCAGGTGGGCAAGTACCTGGAGGCCCGGAACTGGCTCTACAACGAGAGCAAGACCGGGTTGCGCCTGCGCGTGGCGTCCTATGCCCGCGACAAGTACATGACCGAGCACCAGCACGAAATCACTCCCCACGGCAAAGAGCCGTTCGTTTCATTCACGCCTGTCCTGCTGAAGAAGGGCGCCGCCCGGCTGTACGACCTGTACCTCGCCGGCGAGCTGCCAATGAAGAAGACTTGGGACGGTCTGTTCACCCACGACAAAGCGTTGCGAGGTGCGGCGTGAGCATGGGGCTTATGGTCGCCGCGATGAAGCTTCGCGTCGGTAATCCATTGCGCAAGCTGGTACTGATCAAACTGGCCGACAACGCGAGCGATATAGGCGAGTGCTGGCCGTCGTATCAGCACGTTGCTGATCAATGCGAGATCAGCAAGCGCTCAGTCATGAACCACATCACAGCGCTGTGCGCGGCAGGACTATTACGCAAGGAAATTCGCAAAGGCGGCCCAAAAGGAAACTCCTCCAATGTTTATTTCCTAACCCTCGAAGGTGGTGCACCTCCTGCACCAGGGGTAGTGCAGCAGATTCACCAGGGTAGTGCAGCAGGTTCACCCCCTAGTGAATCTCCTGCACCAGGGGGTAGTGCAGGAGCTGCACCCAGAACCAGTCACTCTTCTGAATCTATCATTGAACCGGTCATTGAACCAGTTACGCCCCAGGCTGCCGCCAAGGTCGTGACCGGGCAGGTTGTGCCATTCGCTCCCCAGCAGCCACGGGTTGAGATTCCCGTCGATATGCCTGGGCCCAAAGACCAGGCCTGCAAAACGTTCAAGGTCTGGGCGAACTACGCCATGGCCTACCGCAAGCGCTACAGCGCCTGGCCGGTATGGAACGCCAAGGCAGGCAAGCAAATGGCGCTGCTTGTCGACCGCCTCGGCGCCAACGTTGCCCACCACGTTGCTGCCCACTTTCTGAAAACTAGCGACGCCGCCGTCCTGCGTAAGTGCCACAGCCTCAACGAGCTGCTGGCGAACGCCGAGAGCTACCACACCCAATGGGTCACCGGGCAGCGCATCAACGGCACAACCGCACGCCAGATGGAACGGACCGAGGCGAATCTCTCCGCAGCGGAACAGGCAGCCCAAATGGTCCTGGAGAAACGCCAAGGAGGTGATCGCAATGAGTACCTCTGAAATGAACGACCAGCAGGTCGCCGGGCTCGCTGCTGCGATCTGCGCTACGGCCGAAGCCATGGGCCAGGAAATGAACCCAGGCACCGCGGCGATGATGGCAGAGGACCTGTGCGCTTACCCGGTACCAGTGGTCAAGTCTGCGCTGAAGGCCTGCCGTTTTGAGGCTGACATCCTTCAGCGCGTCCAGATCGCCGATGGCCGCCCCGGCAAGGACGAGGCCTGGGCTATTGCCATGACCACCAACGATGAATTCGAAACCGTGGTGCTGACCGATGAAATCCAGTTGGCCCTGGCTGCAGCCAAGCCTGTTCTCGATGCCGGTGACAAGGTCGGTGCACGCATGGCGTTCATCAGTGCTTACGAGCGCTTGGTCAGCCAGGCGCGTGAGGACAACACGCTCGTCAACTGGCACGTATCCGTGGGTTTCGATGCGAACCGCCGGGTGCAAGCCATCACCAAGGCCGTGCAGATGCAGCGGATCCCCCAGGAGCACGGCCAGAAGTATCTGGCGGACCTGAGTATCGAACCGGTCACCGAGGACGGGCGCGCTATTGCCGGCCTGCTCACCGGCGAGGTCTCCCGGCCCACGCCGAGCCTGCGCGAGAAGCTAGGAAAGGTGAAGGCCTCGATGCTCGCGATGCGAAAAGCATCGGCCGAGGAACAAACAGAACTGCGAATTCAGGCCGCAAACGAACTTGCGGATCGGCGAGCGCTGCTGATCCAGCAGGCCCAAAAATTGGAAGGGGAGAGGGCGCCTCAATGACCATCGACAAACAAAAACTCCAGAAGCTGCTGTGGAACGAAGTCGCTTCCTGGAAGGCCGATTGCGGGGAGTGGAAGCAAAACGCTGAGGCGCTGGGCGAATTCCTTGGAGCGAAGACCATGGAGGAAGTGGCGCTTGAACTGCTGGCTGAGAACGAGTCACTGCGCAAAGAGCGCGACAAGTTGGCCGAGGACAAGCAAGGTCTTCTCGAGGATTTTGCGGGGTGCCTATGACCGACAAAATCTCTGTCAACTGCCAGGCCAAGCTATCCGAGGCCATCACCCGACTCAACACCATGTTCCGGGACAAGAAGTTCGTGGTGGTCTCCCTGCGCCCGGGCAAGGACCGCACGCTGGACCAGAACGCCCTTTGGTTCGCGATGTACAAGCGGATATCCGAAATGACTTCAATCGGTGATCCGGCCGACGCCCGCCGGTACTGCAAGCTGCACTTCGGTGTGCAGATCCTACTGAACGAGGATTCGGGATTCCAGGCTGCCTGGTATCGGGTGATGCGCCATCTGCCATACGAGGAGAAGCTGGCCTTGATGGGTGAGCACAAGTTGTTCGGCCCGGACGGGTTTCCGGTGACCAGCCTGTTCAATCGGGCCCAGGGCATCCAGTACACCGACCGCATGGCTGCGTACTTCACCGGCCAGGGTGTGGTGTTCTCCGATCTGCTGAGCGAGGTGGCCGCATGAGCAGGCGTGACTGGTACGACCGTCGAATGGATAAGCGCGTTGCTCTGAACATCGCAGAGGAGCAGGGCATCGCGGCCGACAGCTCGGAGCTGAGGGCTTCCCTGGTCGCGAAAATTCACTCTGGCGAAATGACAATTGAGCAGGTGCAGGCGGAGCTGCGGAAGGTGAAGCGCGAGGCCAAGAAAAATGGCTTGAAGACGCGCGAACAGATATGGAGGTCCGCATGACGATTGAGCGGAAGCAACCCCGCGCCAAGGAGTGCCGAGTCGATACATGCAGGGCCTCATTCGTCCCGCAGCGTCTGGGTCAACGGGTATGCAGCCCGGGCTGCGCGATCCTCGACGCACCGAACAACCAGGTGAACCAGGAGAAGGCCCGCAAGTCGCTGGCCCAGGTGGAGCGCCGGGAGATCAAGGTCCGCAAGGAGAAGCTCAAGTCCCGCAGCGAACACATGCGCGAAGCCCAGGCCGCGGTGAACGAGTACGTCCGCCTGCGCGATGCTCACCTGCCGTGCATCAGTTGCGACTCGCAACCCAACGACCACGATCTGATGACTGGCAGCCGCTGGGACGCTGGCCACTACCGATCCGTTGGCGCCTGCCCGGAGCTGCGCTTCGAGCCGCTGAACATTCACCGCCAGTGCGTGAAGTGCAACCGGAACCTTTCCGGCAATGCAGTCGAGTACCGCATCCGGTTGGTTTTGCGTATCGGTGCCGACAAGGTGGCGTGGCTGGAAGGGGCTCATCCGGCCCGCAAGTACACCGTGGAAGAAATCAAGGCCATCAAGGCCGAATACCGGGCCAAGACCCGTGAACTGAAGAGGGCTGCAGCATGATCTATCGCAACGTGATTTCCGCAGTGGTGCGGGCCCTGGCCGCCGAGACAATCAGCTCGGCTGGGGGCTGCGACTTTGAGCCCAAGGTGCAGTGCGCCAAGCAGAAAGGGGAAATCCTAGGCAAAGAGGCTGCATTCCTGGCTGACTGTTGGGTGTTTGGCCGTTTACACAAGTCACTGTCGCCGGCGCATTGGCGGGCTCTGGTCGCTAAGTTCTCGACGCACACCGAGCGAAAGCACGCAGCAATTACCGAACTCACCAAGGTCATGCGGTCTCCGGCCCCTCAGCGGTTCCTGCACTGTGCTGTCGTTACTTGGGCTTTGCCAAAGCTGGCGGGCGTGGACGGGAAGCGGTCGACCAACGTCCTCCCGGCCGGCTGGTACGAGATGGACAACTGGTCAAATGAGCCTCACCCGATCAAGACCCAGGAGCGATGGAGGAGGGATATCCGCAAGGCACTGGAGCGCGAAGTGGACGAGGCCTTGATGTCTGCTCAAGTCCTGTTGGATGCAGAGGGACTTATTGATACACAAGCCGCTTGACGGCAAGTGAGCCAATGAGCCATTATTCACTCATCCTGTCATTCCTGCGCGTTTAGGAGTGATCATTAAAGCCCGGCAACTAGCTGGGCTTTTTCGCATGTGGCGTCCAAGGAAGAATTCGTATGGAAATGTGGGAATACGTGAGAAGGCTGCTGGCTGGAGCAACAGGTGGAAATCAATCGTTTACGCCTGGGCTTATCGCCGGTGCCTACTTCAGGGATTTGGTCGCACAGAATCTCGATACCAAACACCCAATCCATGAATTTTCAGATTTGGCTGATCTGTTTTCCGAGCAACTCCAAGACGAAGGGTTTATTGGTCCTGCCGGAGTTCGCCCAGGGCCAGCTGTGATTTTGGAGGCCATGGAACGAACGCGGTTGGGAGATCAGCTTTTGGAGGCTCTTTCGAGACGCGGAGGCGTGGCTTTTTTCGAAGGTGTTCAAGCAGAAATTGATTGCGCAACAGTACAGCGACTTCTTCACCAGCTGGATTGGTAGTTTATCTTGTGCTCGAGACCCGGCGTTTTGCCGGGTTTTTTGTACTTGTAATTTGCCATCAAGGCCCCAAAGTTACGTCTCTCACGGTATCCACACGAGAGCACGAAAATGATTGACAAAGCTGGCCTTCAAAATCTCTGCGAGATGATCGATTTTTTCCAGAAAAATTGCCCGCTGACTGTTGGCGAATTTATGGATAGCTATTGTCCAAAGCGAGCTACGGATGTTCAACAACAAGCGCAGGCGGAGAATCTGTTGAAGGTCTTGAGGGTCTTTGATGGAGATGATCTATTCGATATCGACAGACCAATCATTGAAAGCTCCGTAATTCGCGGGCAAAGCGAAAATGGAAAGGTTGCTTGCGCTTTGCTGATCAGGCTCGCGGCTGCCAAAGGCCTTTTCTAAGATTACTGCTATTTAAAGCCCGCCTAAAGCGGGATTTTTATGCATCCAATTCCACCTGTAGCCAGGACAGCCATCGGGAAGGCCTGGACGTCGATAGCCGGATAGTGCGCCGCACGGATCAACGCCGGCAGCCCGCGCACTTTGATCTCACATGCTTGTGGAGTGGCGCGATACAGGAACAGCGAGATCGATGCAAAGGGGCGTCGACGCTGGGATGGTCTTTGGCCGACAGCTAGGAAAGACGAGCGCACCTATTCAGGGCCTCTGCGTTCGCGGAGGCTTTTTCGTTTTCGGCTCCCCACACCCATTGCCCCGAGCTGGGAGTGCTACTCGAGCCGATTCAACTTCACCGTTGCTCCCCAGCGTTTGGCCGATCACACCGGCCCTTTTCTTCAATCATGCACAGTCGGAGTCGAAGGCATGGAGTTTCTACAGCGCCTGTTCGATAAGCTCGACTGGGCTTTTGCCGGACTGCTCGGCGCAATCGCCGCAAGCTTCTGGCACCGCGATGACCTGGTAGACCGAAAGGCCTGGGCCATCTTCATTTTCTCGGGTGCTGTCTGCGCCCATTACCTGACGGGCCTGATCAGTTCCTATTTCGGAGTGGTCGAGCCGCGCAGTGTTGCTGGCGTGGGCTTCCTTCTGGGGACCTTTGGCGGATCGCTTATCGCCGCCATCACCCGGGCCATTAAAGCCGCTGACCTCTGGGCGTTCATCCGCCAGCGGTTCGGGGGAGGCAATCCACCATGAATCTTGAACTGGTCAACTCCATCGCCTGCGGCATGATCGCCTTGTGGGCGTTCTGGTGTGTGGTGAGCGGGAAGGTGAGGGATGGCATCCTCGGGAAGCTGATCTACTCGACGATCGCCATCAGCGCGTACGTGGTCACCACCCGGCACGACAGCTTCCTGTTCGGCCCGACCACTGCCGGGCTGACCCTACATATCGCACTGGCCCTGGCCGGTATCCGCCACCTGTTCATGGTCACGTGCTGGCAGCGGGTTAAGGGCTGGATCTGTCGGCACCTGAACTGCGAGCACTGCATGGGCTGCGAGAAGAAGCGGTAGAGCGTGACACGTTTCGCGCATCAGTAAATTGTGTCGCGACACTTGAGAGGAATCCTTATGGGTAAGTTGCCCGATATGACCGGCGCTTTCATCATGCTTGGTGTCGTGTGCGCCGTCGGAGGTTGGGCTGTGATCGAGGGCTTGATCTGGATCGCCTCACACTTCCGCGTGGTGCTCGCATGACCAACGTAACCCGCCTTCGCCACGCTCTCCCTATGAGCCAGGACATCTACAAGGCCCTGACCGATCTGGATAACGCCATCGCCAAGGCGGTAGATGCCGCCATAGCCGCAGGACTTCCCCAGGGACTGGTCGTCGCAGAGCTCCACGGGCACGCGCATGCACAAACCCACATCATGATCATCTAACGTCTAGTTGAAGTGATGTCATTTAAGTATCAATATGCGCACTCACTAAAAAAGGAGCTCTGCAGTGGCTGATATTGAAAAGGGTGATGTTGTCGCGCTGAAAAGTGGCGGACCGAGCATGATTGTAAATGACATAGTCCTTGAGTTTGGCACTGGTGAGCCGCTTGCGAAGTGCACGTGGTTCAATAGCTCGGGCATGGTACAAAACGAAAACTTCCTCCTCTTCACGCTTAAGAAAATTGAATTGGAAGACTAAGCAACTAGGACCCTGTGCAATGCGGGGTCTTTTTTTATCGAGGGAAGGTGCATGAATAGACCCTTTCCTTCCTCAGCCGTGCTTGAGCTCTCTGAGCCTTCCGAATTTCATTTGCGTCTGACCCCGGCCCCTGAAGTGTGGGAATGGCTCCAAGCCGAGATCCTTGCCGACACCGGCAGCATTCACAACGAAGACCATGCCCATCTACTGGACGCAGACATCCGGGTCATGTGGGCGTCGTCGAGCTTCAACAAGCAGGGCCGCACAGTCCTCGGCCAGGCCGAGCAAGTGGCGTTCCGCGCTGGCGGTTGGCAGAAGGCCCGGATGGAGCAACAGATGCGTGATTGGTTCGGCGAAGTACCGACCTTCATCATCACCCTGGCTGCCGACTACTGTGCCCGGTGCAGCGACCTCGAATTCTGCGCACTCATCGAGCACGAGCTGTACCACCTGGCTCACGCGGCCGACAAGTACGGTCAACCAGCGTTCACGCAGGACGGCGCGCCGAAGATCAAGCTTCAGGGGCACGACGTGGAAGAGTTCGTCGGTGTGGTCCGTCGCTACGGTGCGAGCCCTGACGTTCAAGCGTTGGTGGACGCTGCAAACAGTCCTGCTGAGGTGGGGAAATTGAACATTGCGAGGGCCTGCGGAACCTGTCTGCTCAAGTCGGCCTGACTTTGACAGTACTTTGACGGATGCCCACTTATGGCCGCACTCAAAGACGAGGTGAAAGCCTTCGTCGTACAGGCTCTCGCTTGCTTCGACACGCCATCGCAAGTGGTGGCGTCCGTCAAAGAAAGATTCGGGCTCGAAGTTACCCGCCAGCAGTGCGAGGCATACGACCCAACCAAGTACGTTGGACGCAACCTGCACGTGAAGTGGCAGACGCTGTTCAACGACACCCGCAAAAGGTTCCGCGAAGAGACGGCCGAGATCCCGATCGCCAACCGAGCGTATCGACTTCGCACCTTGGGACGCATGGCCGAGAAGGCCGAGAACATGAAGAACATGGCGCTGACTGCCCAGTTGCTGGAGCAGGCAGCCAAAGAAGTGGGTGACGTATACGTGAATCGTCGCCTCGAACCTGAGAAACCACTGGGCTCACAAGCGGACCAGCAGCACGCCGTTGCTGAGTACACCCTGGAGCCTGACGAGAATGTCCCCGTTACCCCGCACCTATGAAGCACCGGTCAAGCTGACGCCGAAGCAGGCGAACATCTACGTCTGGGGTTACCAGCGTAATGCACGCTTCCGTGATGCTGTGTGTGGTCGCCGGTTCGGCAAGACCTTCCTCGGCAAGGCGGAGATGCGCCGTGCTGCCAGGCTGGCCGCAGAGTGGGGTGTGAGCGTCGAGGATGAGATCTGGTACGCAGCTCCGACGCAGAAACAGGCCCGCCGGGTCTTCTGGCGCCGGTTGAAGCAGGCCATCCCCCGTGAGTGGCGGGAATGCAAGCCGAACGAGTCGGACATGCTGATCACGTTGAAGAGCGGGCACCTGATCCGCTGCGTCGGCCTGGAGAATTACGACGACCTGCGCGGCTCCGGTCTGTTCTTTGTCCTGGTGGACGAATGGGCAGACTGCAAGTGGGCGGCCTGGGAAGAAGTCCTTCGCCCGATGCTTTCCACCTGCGAATACATCGTCCCCGGCGTGGGAAAGTGCAAGGGAGGCCATGCCTTGCGCATTGGCACCCCAAAGGGCTTTAACCACTGCTTCGACACATATCGCGATGGGCAGCCAGGCGGCGAGCCGGATCACAAGAGTTGGCTCTACACCTCGCTGCAGGGCGGCAATGTCCCGGCTGAAGAGCTTGACGCGGCGCGCCGCAAGATGGACCCGCGCACGTTCCGGCAGGAATACGAGGCCAGCTTTGAGAACTACGCTGGCGTCGTCTACTACACCTTCAGTCGCAGCGAGAGCAGGACAAGCGAGCGCATCAAGCCCGGAGAGGCGCTGCATATCGGCATGGACTTCAACGTCATGAAGATGGCCGCGGTTGTCTACGTGGTGCGTGAAGGACTGCCGCTTGCCCTGGATGAGTTCCATTCGGTGCGTGACACGCCAGAGATGATCGAGAAGATCCAGGCGCGCTTCCCAGGGCACGGCATTGCGGTCTATCCCGACGCCAGCGGCCAGAACACCAGCAGCAAGAACGCCAGCGAATCCGACCTATCCCTGCTGCGTAAGGCTGGGTTCACGGTAATCGTGGACAGTCAGAACCCGGGCGTAAAAGACCGCGTGAACGCCGTCAATGCCATGTTGCTGAATACATACGGCGAGCGACGACTGAAGGTCAACACAGACCAATGCCCGCAGCTGACGCTATGCCTGGAGCGGCAAACCTATGACAAGCACGGCGATCCTGACAAGGACCCAAAAAAGGGTCACGACCACATGAACGACGCCGCCGGCTACTTCATCGCCAAGCGCTATCCAATCAACGTGGAAATGACCACCAGCCAGTCTCTGAGAATGTAACCATGAGCAATAACCCGAGTGACACGCTGCCGGCCGTTGACGCCATGCGCAAGTACTGGGACGTGATCACTCCGCTCATGGGCGGAACTATGGCGATGAGGGCGGCAGGCAAAAGCTTGCTCCCGCAGTATCCTGCTGAAGACGACGAGTCGTACAAGGAGCGCCTGCGCCTCTCTACGTTGCTGCCTGCCTACTCGGAGACGGTCGGCAACATGACCTCCAGGGTGTTCGCCGAGCCTTTGCAGGTCGGCGATGATGTGCCAGGGCAACTCGTAGAGATGACCGCTGACATCGACCACTCCGGCAACGACCTCAACTCATGGGCTGTTGAATTCTTCCGCGAAGGCTTGAGCCACGGCCTGTGTCATGCGCTCATTGACCACTCTCGCACTGAGGGAGTGCGCACCCAGGCGGAGGAGATTGCCGCCGGAGTGAGGCCCTATGCCGTTCTGGTGAAGCCTGAGCAGGTGCTGGGCTGGAGGGCCAAGGGCGGACAGCTCACGATGTTCCGCTATATCGAGATCGTCGAGGAGGAGGATGGTGAGTTTGGCGCGAAGTGCGTCGAGCAGATCCGTGTTCTTGAGCCTGGAGCCTGGCGGACGTACCGCAAGGCGGAAAAAGGCGGATGGGGTTTGCACGACGAGGGAGCCAACAGCCTGGCATACATCCCTTTGGTGACCTTTTACACCGGACGGACCGGCTTCATGACGGCCAAGCCGCCACTCCTGGAGCTGGCCCACCTCAACGTCAAGCACTGGCAAAGCCAGAGCGACCAAGACAACATCCTTCACGTCATCCGCGTGCCGATCCTGGTACGCATCGGTGTGCAGGCTACATTCGACAACCAGGGCAAGCCAGTCCCGCCAGAATTCAAGGTTGGGACCGGCTCACTGACCGACCTGCCCATGAATGGCGACCTCAAGTACGTCGAGCACACCGGGGCGGCGGTAAAGGCGGGCAGGGAAGCGTTGCAAGACTTGCTCGATGAGATGCGCATGGCCGGTGCCAAGCTGCTCACGCCAGAGAAGAGCCCCACCAAGACCGCCACTCAGGCGGACGAGGAGGCAGCGCAGGAGCTATCGCCGTTGGCGCGGATGGCGAACCACTTTGCAGATTGCCTGGCCCAGCTTCTCCAGCTCATGGCCGATTACCGTGGCCTGGGCGATGGCGGCACGGTCGAGATGCGCGGCAACTTCGACGTGGACTACATGCCGGAGGTGTCGCTGCCGACGCTCGTAGCGATGGCGAATGCCGGGATGCTGTCCAAGGAGACGCTGTTCGCAGAGATGCAGCGACGCGGCGTCATCAGTGATGAATATGACTGGACCCAGGAGCTGGCGAAGATAGAAGCCCAGGGCCCCGCACTCGGTACCATGTGATGAAAACCGCCAACGAGAAGCTACTCGACAAGCTGATCGGGCACGAGGTTGACCTGCAACACCTGAGCAATGCCCAGGTCGCGGCGATCGTTAAGATCCTCAACAGCAAGGACGCTGAGCTGCGTGCTGCGCTGATCGAGGCGCTCGACAACCTCGGCACCAATCTGTCGGCGGCCTCGGTGGATGGGGCTCTGTCCGCGGTGCTTCGTCTGAATCAATCCACGTTCGTGGAGATCCGCCAAGCGCTGGACCAGGCCACCGACAGCTTGATCGGATATGAGATCGCCTTCCAGCAAGGCGCACTCCAGGCGGTGATACCCGCCGTTGTGCAGGAAGCCTTCCCGATTGCGGCCGTTCAGTTCAGCCAGGTCAAGGCTATTGCCCAGGCCAGGCCATTCCAGGGGCGACTGCTCAGGGAGTGGATGAGTGGCATCGAGGCGTCTCGCGCTGCGTCGGTGCGCGATGCTGTGCGGTCTGGAGTCGTCGAAGGGCGAACGACTGCCGAGATCGTCCGTAACATCATGGGCACCCGGGCGGAGAAATATGCCGACGGCATTCTTCAGAAGTCGCGCCGAGAGATCGAGGCCGTTGTCCGGTCTGCTGTCTCAAGCACGGCTGAGGCCGCCAGCGACAAAGCCTACGAGGCGAACAGCGACATCATCAGCCATGTCGAGTGGATCAGTACCCTCGACACGCGGACTTCGACCACCTGCCGCATCAGGGACCGCATGCCGTACACCCTGGGGACCTACCTGCCGATCGGGCACAAGATCCCTTGGCTGGCCGGGCCCGGGCGAATCCACTGGTGCTGCCGATCGACGAAGTTTCCGATCCTCAAGAGCGCATCGAAGCTCGGCTTCAGCGATGGCGCTACACGCGCCTCCATGGACGGCCAGGTGCCGCAGTCAACGACCTACGCCGAATGGCTGGGGCGACAGTCAGCGGCACGCCAGGACGAGATCCTAGGCCCTGAGCGCGGAAAGTTATTGCGGCAGGACAAGCTCAAGCTCGATGACTTTTACAACGACAAGGGCAAGTTCCTGACTCTGGAGGAGCTGCGAGAGCGGCTCGAGTAATCACGCGCTACGAAACAGAGAGCTTCGACTTCGTGGCGCACTTCTACTTGAAGCAATCGTTCCTCCGGCTTTCAAATTTATCCATCAGACCAAAATACTGTTTGGGCCAATCGGTCATTGCTGTGGGAGCCATGGATATCGATGCAAGCTTCTCTTCGGTTGTCTCAGCCATGAGTCCTATTTGAACCGTAGCTGCCAACTTGAGTGTCGGGATTACCAGCTCTGCCGGAGCATATGCAACGAGGCGCATGGATGTCTCCACCACTACCTGGCCGAGACTGTGAAATAGAGCCTCGTTGTCTGCGGCGCTGTTCGGCGCCTGGATCTTGCTGCCGAATGATGCAATTGCGCTGAGCACGGCCTCAGACTTTTCTCGAATGATTGCTTCCTGCTTATCGACCCGCTGCATGCAGGTCTCAATGGCTACTTGGCGGGTGGAAAGATAGCTGGCGTAGTACGTCAATCCCGCCGCGCAGATACTAGCAAATATGCCTAGCACGCCAATCGCAATTGTCCACCGGGCGGTTGTGGATGAGCCTAGATCCATCTGATGCTCCAAGGGTTCTGTGATTCCAAGCTGCGGATCCTACCCTAACCAATGAGTTCTCAACTAACAGCCCTGGCCACAGCCGGGGCTTTTTTCTGCCTGCGGTTCGGATGGACGGGGCGCGACAGGGCCGGATGGCTCACCAACTGGCCGGATGGCCCAGAGAGACGAGATGAAACTGAAGACTGTTGAAGTGGATGGCAAGCAATACGCTGAGATCCAGGATGGCAAGCCCGTGTATGTCGAAGACGACGGCAAAGAAGTCGCTTTTGATGCGGTGGGCACTCGCAGCACCATCACCCGCCTGAACGCTGAGGCTAAATCTCATCGTGAGCGCGCTGATGGATTTGAGAAGGTCGCCAAGGCCTTCGAGGGCATCGATGATGCCGCCGCAGCCAAGAAAGCCCTGGAAACCGTCGCCAACCTCGACGCCAAGAAGCTGGTGGATGCCGGCGAGATCGAGAAGGTGAAGGGAGAGATCAGCAAGGCCTTCCAGGCTCAACTGGATGAAGCCAACGGCAAGGCGCAGACCCTCGAGCAGCAACTGTACTCCGAGAAGATCGGTGGCAGCTTCGCACGCTCGCAGTTCATCGCCGAGAAGATGGCGATTCCCGCGGACATGGTTCAAGCCGCATTCGGTAGCAACTTTAAGATCGAGGACGGCAAGGTTGTGGCCTATGACGGCCAAGGCCAGAAAGTCTTCAGTCGTGCGCGCCCGGGTGAGCTGGCCGACTTCAACGAAGCGCTGGAAACCCTCGTTTCGCAGTACCCCCATCGTGACCACATCCTGAAGAGTTCCGGCGCCAATGGCGGCGGCGCTCCCAATGGCGGTGGATCGAACAACCAATCCAAGGGCAATTTTGGTGGCAGCAAGGAAGATCGAGTCGCTGCTATCAAAGGCCTGACCGCTAGCGAATAAGGAGGCCCAATGGCCCTTTCGAACATGAAGGTATTCAACGAATACCTCAAACGCGTCACCATCGAGACCCTGGCGCAGGACGTTGAGAAATTCAACGCTGCTTCGGCAGGTGCCATCCGCCTGACCACTCAGGGCATTGACGGCGACTTCCTGCAAGAGTCGTTCTGGGCTGGCCTGCACAGCGCCCAGCGCCGTGTTGACCGTTACGCCGCCAACGGCAACCAGGCAGCAACCCCTCTGGCCCAGAAGCAGTACGACTCCGTGAAGATCGCGGGCGGTTTCGGTCCGATCTTGTGGGAGCCTTCCCAGCTCTCCTGGATCCAGAAAAACCCGGAGGAAGCGCTGGAGGTCATCAGCCGCAACCTGTCCGAAGCCATCATGTCGGACCAGCTGAATACCGCCATCGCTGCCTTGGCGGCTGCGATCGGTAACCAGCCGACCGCAACCAACGATGTTTCGGCCACTGCTGGCGTGAGCTACATCGCCATCAACAACGCCCACGCGCTGTTCGGTGATGCCTCGCAACGCCTGGTTGCCCAGGTCATGACCGGCGCCATGTACCACAAGCTGCTGGGCCAGAACTTGGCGAACGCCGAAAAGCTGTTCACCTTCAGCGGTGTGCAGGTGGTCGACATCCTCGGCAAGGCGGTGATCATCACCGACGCCGCGGCTCTGTACGAGGCCGGCACGCCGAACAAGCAGAAGGTGCTGAGCCTTGCCGACGGTGCTGCGGTGGTGATGGACGGTTCCGACCTGATCACCAACATCGAGACCTCCAACGGCAAGGAGCGCATCGAAACCACCATGCAAGCCGACTACACCTTCGGCCTGGGCCTCAAGGGCTACACCTGGGACACCGCCAACGGCGGCAAGTCGCCAACCAGCGCCGAGCTGGCAACCGGCACCAACTGGGACCTGGTGGCGAACAGCATCAAGGCCTCGGCTGGCGTGCTCACCATCGGCGACGCCGCTCAGTAATCGAGACGGCGGCCTTCGGGTCGCCTGATCCACCTACCAGGAGTCCACCATGGACGAGAAAGTCATTTACGAGAAACACCCGGTCACCGCTGAGCGTAAATCTGAGCTGCGCCAGAAGGGCTACAAGATCATCGATGCCAAGTTCGCGCCGGATGACTACAAGCACCCGGAGCCGATGAAGAAGGGCTCTTCGGGCGGTGACAAGCCATCCAAGGGCCTGCGGATCGAAGAGATCAAGGCGAAGCTGACCGAGAAAGGCATCCTGTTCGACGATAACGCCGAGCGCCCAGCCCTCGCCGAACTGCTCGACAAGCCGCAGGAGTAAAGCCCCGTGACGACCTACATCACCGTGGCGGACGTGGACGCCCTGCTTGGGCCGACATGGACCACCGAAGACAAGAAGCCGCGCGCGGTGCTGATGGCGAACACCTGGCTTACCAATCTCGGCCTGCCAGAGTTCGACCCGATCCCGGATGATGTGATCCAGGCCGGCGCCGAGGTTGCCACGGAGGCAGCCGCCGGCAGGATCTACGGTTCGAAGGAAACGGGCGTCACGGAGAAATCCGTGAGCGCTGACGGCGTGTCGAGTAGCAAGTCGTTCTCCGAATCATCCCGGACCATCACCGCCGGCGAGTCTTTCGCCCTGGCGCTGCTGTCCCATTACCTTGGCTCAGGCCAGGTCAAAGTCGTGAGGGGCTGATATGGGACTGCGCGACGATCTACAGAGGGACCTGGCCGAAGCCTTCGAGACTGACCTGGCCGATGCTGTGAGCCCGGTCGTGGGTGTGCGCAAGGTTCAGGGTGAGTACGACCCGGACTCAGGCACGACGCCCGAGACCATCACGAATTACGCCGGTCGCGGGGTGCTTGGCCGATACCTCGCAAAAGAGATTGATGGATCGCTGATCCAGACCACCGACGAAAAGCTCACCATCTTGCAGAACGAGCTGTTCATCACGCTGCTGGGCCAGCCAACCGAAACCCTGGCTATCCCGGAAATCGGCGACCTCATCGGCAGCAAGCGCGCGATGAATGTCCGCCAGGACCCGGCCGGCGCCACTTGGACCGTTCAACTGAGGAAGTAGCCATGGCTCGCGGGTCGCACATGACGGAGCGCTACGGCGGCAGGAGTGGCAGCTTCGAGCTGCAACTGGCCGAGTTCGCTGCGCAAGCAAAAGACGCTGTCGATGCCAGTCTGCGGGAAATAATCATCGAGCTTGGCGGTTCGCTGATCCGCATGTCGCCAGTGGATACGGGGCGGTTCCGTGGTAATTGGCAATTCAGTATAGCTGCTCCCGCCGGCGGAACGCTGGACACCGTTGACCCTACTGGGGCAGAAGCCACGGCGCGCCTTGTGGGTGATTCGATTGAGTTTCGCGCCGGGACCACGGCTTTCATCGTGAACAACCTTCCCTATGCCATCGCTCTCGAATATGGACATTCCGACCAGGCGCCAGGCGGGATGGTGCGCATCACCCAGGCGCGCTTCCTGCAGATAGTCCTCGAAGCCATCAGGAACAACCAGGTATGAGCCACAAGATCATTCGCTCCCTGCTGGAAGCGCGCCTCAAGGCCTGGGCCGGCTCTCGAACGCCTGCATTGCCCATCGCCTACCAGAACGTGGCGTTCACCCCGAACAACGGCGAGACCTACCTGCGAGCGTTCCTCATACCAGCCGGAACCGACAGTAACGACCTGGCCGGTGCGCACCGGCTCTATACCGGGGTGTTTCAAATCACCATCGTGACACCGACAGGCAATGGTCCGTCAGGCGCTGAAACAATCGCTGATGAGCTTGCGATTCTGTACCCGCTCAACGACCGGCTGGTTCGCAACAGCCTCACAGCCCTGATCATGACGCCAGTTGAGCCTGGTCCCGAGTTGGCCGAAGACACCGCCTTTGCATTGCCCGTGTCATTCCAGTACCGAGCTGATACCACAACCTAATTCGCCCGTTGGGCAACCCCTGAACCCGCCATTGAGCGGGTTTTGTCATTTCTGCACAGAGGAAAAAACCCAATGAGCGTTTTTCTACCCAACGGCTCGACCGTCAGCATCGCTGATTCGTACGACACGCCAATCGCCTTGACTGCGATCACCAACGCAACCGAAGCCGTCGTCTCGTCCGTCGCCCACGACTTGCTGGCCGGCGACTACGTCGAGGTAACCTCCGGCTGGGCTCGCCTGAACAATCGCGTCGTCCGCGTCAAAAGCGTGCTGACTGACTCGTTTGTCCTGGAGTCGGTCAATACCACCAACGTCGCGCGATTCATTCCGGGCGCGGGCATTGGATCTGTTCGCAAGATCCTGGGCTGGACGCCAATCACCCAAGTGACCGACTCCAACAAGTCCGGCGGCGAGCAGCAAAACGTCACTTACTCGTTTCTCGAGGAAGACGACGATCACCAGATCCCGACCTCCAAGTCGCCCCTGTCGTTCACGCTGACCATGGCTGATGACCCGAGCCTGCCGCACAACGCGGTTCTGTTGGAAGCTGACGACGACAAGGCGGCGCGCGCAGTTCGCATCAATCTGGCGTCGGGTGGCGCGATTGTCTACAACGCCTACGCCTCGTTTGACAACGTGCCGACGATGACCAAGAACAACATCATGGCCGTCACTGCGGTATTTGCCGTGCTGGCAAAATTCATCCGTTACGCCGCGTAAGGGGGAATCATGGCGAAGATCAAGATTTCCCAGAGCCCGACCTTCAAGGCCAAGGTTGCGATCCCTCGCGTTGGCGCTGACCCGGTTAGCGTCGAGTTCGAGTTCAAATACTTGGACCGGCTGGCCCTGGCGCAATACTTCGACAAGTGGAACGGCGCGAGCGAGCAGCACATCAAGCAGGTGCAGGAGGACGGCCTGACTTGGCAGGAGTCCACGGCGGCAGAGATTGCCATCCAGGTCGGCCAGCTCAAGGACATCGTTCACGGCTGGGCATTCGACGAAAAGCTGTCGGATGAATCGCTGACTGCCCTTTGTACGACTTGCGTCGGCGCCCCGCAAGCGGTCTTGGCTGCATGCCAAACCGCCTACCAGCCGGCCCGCCTGGGAAACTCGTAAGCGCCGCTCGTGCTCTGTATCAGCCAACCTTTGAAGGAGTCGATGCGTTTGGCTTTTCTGCTGACGACTACGCCGAGGATTGTGAGGTATGGCCGGACAACTGGTCAGCCTTCCGGCTGTTCGAGGCGATGTCCACGCAATGGCGCACAGGCATGGGCGGGGCCTCTGGCCTGGATTACAACGCACTCCCGCCAGTCGCCAGCATGCTGGGCATCAAGCGGCGCGAACTCTCAGAAGCCTTCCACGACGTCCGCGTCATGGAAGCAGAAGCCATGCTCGTGATGAGCGAATCGAAATAACGGAGCCTGCATGACTTCTATTGCTGAACTCGGCATCAAGGTCGACTCGACCGATGCTGCGCAGGCGAGCTCCGACCTCGACAAACTCACCGCGGCGGGTAGCCGGGCGGAAAAGGCTGCTGAAGGCGTTGCCCGTGGCGCTGACAAGGCCGCGGCTTCGATCAAAAAGCAGAAGGATGAGCTGGGCGACCTGCTCGGCGAGATCGATCCGACCGTAAAGGCCCTGGGCCGGTTGGACGAACTCGAAAACAAGCTAGCGAAGCAGAAGAAGCTCGGCGCGCTCGACGCATCGACCTTCAGCGAGTACCAGGCCAAGATCGATCAGTCTCGAACCAACCTGACCAAGTTTGACGACTCGCTGACCCGCACCGGGAACACTGCCAAGCAGACCGCTGCTGCGCTGCGTGGCGTACCTGCGCAATTCACGGACATTGCCGTTTCGCTGCAAGGCGGCCAGAACCCTCTGACTGTTCTGCTCCAGCAGGGCGGCCAACTGAAGGACATGTTCGGCGGCGTCGGGCCGGCGGCGCGGGCCATGGGCGGCTACATCCTTGGACTGGTCAATCCGTTCACGGTAGCCGCTGCAGCGGCTGCGGCTCTGGGCCTGGCCTACTACAAGGGCAGTCAAGAGGCGGACGAATTCAACAAATCGCTGATTTTGACCGGCAACTACGTAGGGACCACGGCTGGCGGCCTTGCCTCACTGGCAAAGCAAATCAGTTCGACTGTAGGCACGACAGGCGCAGCGGCTGCGGTTCTCGCTCAACTGGCAGGCAGTGGCAACATAGCAGCCTACAGCTTCGAGGAAATCACCAAGGCTGCCCTGACCATGGAAGAGGCGACCGGCAAGGCAGTTGAGGAAACGGTTGCCCAGTTCGGCTCGATTGCCAAGGAGCCTGTGGCCGCGTCGATCAAGCTCAATGAGCAGTATCACTATCTCACAGCCTCGGTATACGAACAGATCGTTGCCTTGGAAAAGCAGGGCGAGCAGGCGGCTGCTGTGCGGCTGGCGACCGATGCGTTCGCCGATGCCATCCAATCGCGTGGTGATCAAATCACCCAGCGTCTAGGCCTGATCGAAGGCGCCTGGAACAAGGTAGCCAAAGCCGCCAAGTGGGCCTGGGATGCGGCCCTGGATGTTGGACGAGAGGCCACCTACGAAGAGAAGCTGGCGGACCTTGAACTACAGGCCCAGAACGCCGCACGTCTCGGTTCCGGTCCTCGCGGTGGCGGCGGTCGAGGGGCGGCACAGATCGAGGCTGATAGAGCCTCGTTGATGCTCGAGGAGCAGGAAAGACGTAACCGAGCTCAGGCCAAGCAGCAGGACCAGCAGCGCCAGGAGGCAGCCGTCAGCGGCATGCAGCTCATTGCTCGCGAAGCGGATTCTGCGCAAAGCCAAGTGAGCAAGCTGGAGAAGAAGCTTGTCGAGCTGGATAAGGCCCGCCAAAGAAATATCGCAAACAACACGTACTCCCCGGACCTTCAAAAGCAGTACGAGAACGCTGTTGCTGGAGTCAACAAGCAGATCAAGGAGGCGCAGAAGAAGGACGCCGGCTCGGCTGGCGCGTTGAATCTGACCGAGTTCAACGACTCGAAAAACCAGCTGTCGTTGATCCTTGGCGAATACAAGAACGCCCAGAAGGAGCTGGAGGCGGCGCAGAAAGCCGGGCTGGTCACCCAGGAAGATTTTCTGCTCAAGCGGCAGGCCTTGATCGGAAACGAGCGCGACGAGGTCACGGCGGCCTATCAGGCAGAGATCGACGCACTCGAAGCGTCGAAGGGCAAGGCCAGCACGTCGGCGGCGCAACGCATCCAGCTGGACCAGAAGATCGCCGACTCCCGGACCAACATGGTCAAGGCGCAGAAAGATGCCGACAGCGAACTCGAAGTTATCACCGCCAATGAGCAAGGCAGGCTCGCCAAGCAGGCCCAGGCCATCAAGAGCTACACCGATGCCTTGGACCAGCGGAACGTCGCTCTGCGGCGCGCCGGCAGCCGTGCGGCGGATGGTGTAGGCCGGGGAGATCGTGAGAACGCCATCAACGGCGAACTGAACGGCATTTCCGACCGAGCCAACCAGCAACGTCTGGACCTGGCCCGGGACAAGGCAGACGCATCGCGCAACATGAGCGCCCAGGAGTACCAGGCCAAGCTCGACGCAATCAACAAAAGCGAGAGGGACCTGAGCGAAACAGTGCTCAGCAACTACGACCAGATGTCGGAGGCTCAAGGCGACTGGCGCAAAGGGGCGACTTCGGCCTTCAGCAATTATCTGGAAAGCGCGCGCAACGTTGCCGGCCAGACGCGCGATCTTTTCACCAATGCCTTCAGCTCGATGGAGGATGCAGTCGTCAACTTTGCCATGACCGGGAAGTTTTCGTTCGCCGACTTCACCAAGTCGATTCTGGCGGACATGGCGCGGATCGCGACTCGGGCAGCAGCCTCATCCGCAATGGAGGCTCTGTTCGGCCTTGCTGCATCTGCCGCCGGTTCGTATTTCGGTGGCGGGGCGTCTTCGGCCGGATCAACCCAGGCCGGATACACCGGCACCGACCTCTCAGGCTTCACCCCGGGCAGCATCCAGGCCAAGGGAGGCGCCTGGTCGGGCGGCGTGCAGATGTTCGCAACCGGCGCAGCGTTCACCAACTCCATTGTCAGCAAGCCGACGGCGTTCGGTATGGCAGGCGGTGAGGTTGGCGTGATGGGCGAAGCGGGGGAGGAGGCGATCATGCCGCTGACCCGTACGGCCGGCGGCAAGCTTGGGGTGATGGCGGTTGGCGGTGGTAGCGGGTCCAGCAGCAACCAGGTGGTCATCCAGCAGAACTTTGCTGTGCCCGAGGGTCAGGGCGCTGGAACTGACGATTCCACTAGCCAAGCCGTTGCCCAGGCTTACGCCAGAGCGGCAAAGCAGGGAGCGCAGGAGCAAATCGCAAGGGATCTGCGTCCGGGCGGCCAGATCTGGCAAGCCATCAACGGTCGGTAACGAATCCCCGCTTCGGCGGGGTCATCTTTTTCAGGGAGGCGTTAGGCAATGGAAACCTTCACCTGGGTTCCGGACAAAGAGCCTTCCGGGACCGTGGCGTTTCGCGTCAAGTCCGCAAAATTCGGCGACGGCTACGAGCAGGTCGCCGAGGACGGTATCAACAACAAGACCCAGTCTTGGCCCCTGATCTTCACTGGCCCCAAGTCCCGGATTGCTGAGATCAAGGCATTCCTCGATGCGCACAAAGGCGCCACGGCCTTCGCTTGGGCAGAGCCATTTGGAGAGCAGTTGCTCGTCCGGTGCGGCGAATATCAACCACGGCACGCCGGCGGAAACGTCTACAGACTGGCGGCTACCTTTGAGCAGGCATTTCACCCATGAGCATTGCCCCACTTAACCTCGGTGCGTCGGAAAACGATGGCAGTGGTCAGAATTTGCGCTCGGGCGGCCAAGTCATCAATGCGAACTTTGCCGAGCTGGATCAGCGGACCACCACAGCACAGGCATCCGCCGACGCCGCAGCAGGTGCTGCTGCCGATGCGGGCTCAAAAGCAGACACTGCCCAGGCCACGGCGGATGCCGCTATTCCTGCTGTTCAGAAGGGGCAGCCCGGTGGCGTTGCAGTTCTAGATGGTAGTGGAGTTGTGCCGGCCAGTCAGTTGCCAAGCTATGTGGATGACGTACTTGAGTTCCAGAGCCTGGCCGCATTTCCTGTCACCGGCGAGACGGGCAAGATTTACGTCGCCATCAACACCAATAGCCAATACCGATGGAGCGGCACTCAGTACATCCTACTCTCCGCGTCCCCTGGCTCTACTGATGCGGTGCCTGAAGGCGCAGTCAATAAATATTGGACCAATGCCAGATCCCTAGCGAGCGTCCTCACCGGACTTCTCACCACAAACCCGGCTGTGGTGGCTGCAGCAGATACCATCCTCACTGCTATAGGGAAGCTGCAACGGCAAATCAGCGATGCAGTAGCCGCGCTCGGAAATAAGGCCGCGAAAGGGGCCAATAGCGATATCACCTCCTTGTCCGGACTGACCACTGCTGTCTCGATTGCCCAGGGTGGTACAGGGGCGACTACGCTCGCAGCCGCTCAAGCTGCCCTTGGGATCAACTCAGCGATCAACCTTCCTAACGGGACTGACCTGAACAATATTCAGGCCACTGGCTTCTACATGCAGCAGGCGAACGTTAACGCGACGTTGGCCCTGAATTACCCTGTCGCAGCCGCAGGATCACTTATTAGCGTGCAGCTCGGAAGTAGCATCACCACTCAGACGTACACCGTGTACAACACCGGTGAGCAATACGTGCGAGCCAGGTACGTAGCTGCCTGGAGCGAATGGAGGTTCACGATCACCGACGCGACTGTGGGATTTGCTTATGCCTACCCGAACGGCGGAACGGAAGCTGCTCCCGCAACGGTGACGGTCAACAGCCGATACACGGTAGCCAACCCCTTCCCTGGGCACGAGGTGATCGTACTGGCGGAAATCCTGATAGGAGGCAAGTGGGGGGATTCTGGCTGGTTCTATAGTTCTGGCGGTTACGGCACCAAAGGCTCACAACTGGACTTGAACACCCTGGTCGTTCAGACGGGGCTGAGCCGAGTGGGCTACACGTCCAATGGAAGTGGCGACCCCTTTGGACAGACCGCCACAGCCCTGTCTTCCGCACCTTGTCGTTTAAAAGTCTGGAGAGTGCATGCATGACTTTGTGTGTTTATGCTGAGATTGGTAGCAATTTTCAACAGGTGGGCGGGGACTGCCCTAATGGTTGGATTCAAATGACTGGTCAGCGTCCCGATGTCGAGGACACCCTGCTGTATACCGCATCGGAGAAAGGCGAGTGGGTTATCTCCGATAGAACGCTGCTACATATCCAAATGAAAAGGGAAGCGGACTGGGCGTCGTCCGAGATGGTCGTCGTCGCCGAGCAGCTCGTGATGCTTGAAGACTCTGATCCTGCCGCCTTGCCTGGAACAGATCGCCAATGGCGAGATTACCGAATCGCGCTTAGAGCCTGGAAGGAAGGGCACCCTGACTTCCCAGACGAAGCAAAGCGCCCAAAGCGGCCCATCTGATCTCGCCCCACTTGCCTGATTCGAATTTACCTGAGGAAACTCCATGCCGATTACGGCTGATATCCAGACGCTGGAGCCTGGCGCGTGGGTGGAGCTCTTTGAGCTCGATGCAACGATGCTAGGCGCCGAACGTTACCGCTTCCACGGATACCCACAGCAAGCCTCGATATTTTGGCAGGGCGAAGAATACTCGCCATGGCCGATCAAGGCCGAGGGTTTCGAAATGACAGGGCAGGGCGCTCAGCCGACCCCAACCCTCTCTGTCGGCAACGTCGGCGGGTTCATCACAGCGCTCGTCCTTTACTTCGAAGACCTGGTCGGCGCGAAGCTGATCCGGCATCGAACGCTGGGCAAGTACCTGGACGGTCAGCCCGAGGCCGACCCAGAGGAGGAGTTGCCACCTGACATCTGGTATGTCGAGCGCAAGGCGTCGGAGGACAACCAGGTTGTTCAGTTCGAGCTGGCTACTGCGCTGGACTTCGCCGGTGTACAGCTTCCTCGTCGACAGATCGTGGCGAACGTTTGCTGGTGGCTTTCCTGTGGCGGGTACCGCGGGCCGTATTGCGGCTATAACGGGCCGCCGGTGGCGGACGAGAACGACATCATTGTCACCGACGCGGCGAAGGATAAATGCGGCGGACGCCTGACCAGCTGCAAGCTTCGCTTCGGTGAAAACAATCCGCTGCCTTACGGCTCATTCCCTGCCGCCGGCCTTCTACGTCAATAACACCTCAGCGAGCGCACCCCATGAACAAAGCAAACAAAGCGGCGGTTGAGGCTCATGCCTTGGCCGAGTATCCGCGCGAGGCCTGCGGGCTGTTGGTGCGCGAAGGCCGCAAAGAGGTGTACGTGTCCTGCCGAAACACGGCCTCGACGCCCAGCGAGCATTTCCGCCTGGCGCCCGAGGACTACGCCGCTGCAGAGGACCGAGGCCAGGTATTGGCAGTGGTGCATAGCCATCCGGATTACCCGGCCACGCCCAGCGAGGCGGACCGCGTCTCATGCGAAGCCTCGGAATTACCCTGGCACATCCTTGAGGTGCGTAAGGGGGGCGATGGTGTTGTGCGCGCCGGGGAAATGGTGAGCTTTGCGCCGGTGGGATATCTGGCTCCATTGATCGGCCGTAAATTCGCCCATGGCGTTCACGATTGCCTCAGCATCATTCTGGACTTCTATCGGCGCGAGATGGGAATCGACCTGGGCAGTTACGAGCGGGAGGATGGCTGGTGGGATAAAGGCGGAAACCTGTACCTCGACAACCTTCCAGCGGCCGGCTTCGAAAGGGTTTCAGCGCCTCAGCATGGCGATATCGTGCTGATGCAGATCCGATCACCGGTACCCAATCACGCAGGGGTCTACCTGGCCGACGGTGTGCTGAAGACCGAGCTAGAGCATTACCCTGCGCCCGGATCGATCTTGCACCACCTGTACAACAGAGACAGCAAGCGAGACGTTTATGGCGGTTACTGGGCTGAGGTTACGGTCGGATACTGGCGGCACCGGGATGCAAAGCTTTTGCGCAACCTGCCCTGAAGTCCTATCGAAATCTTTGTCTTCGGGGGGGGGGCTGGCTTGACCGTACACGACTGATTCTAAGGCACAAAGCTGCATACCAAACCAAATAAGGCGGCGGGGCCGCAGGAGAGCACTATGGATAAGAAAGTGTCGAGAAATTCTGAAAGTACAACTGGTCGCGTCGAGTCTTCCGGAACCGGCTGGAGGGTGGCGATGGTAAAGCACCCTCAAACCGGCCTTTATTTCGCCGCTGGATTCAAGCGCGACCAGTGATGGCCTGGGACAGGTTGTCGAGGTAGCTGTCGTGCAGTGCCTTATCGATTCCCTCGTATTTTTCCGACTTCAAGTTTTTCAGGTCTTGAGAAATGACGTTTGCGATGGCGTCGTTACCGAAGGCTAGCCGTCTGCCAAGCACTGCTGCCGCGTTCATGTTGAACACGATTGCTGTCTTGAGTGCTAGCTCTAACTCGGCTAGGCGCTGGTCTACTGTTTTTTGTTCACTCACATTGACCTCCAGGTCATAAACGCGCCGAAATTGGCGCAATCCCAGTCCTTGGGCTTGCAGGCAAAGGACTGGGAGGATTCTCACCGACCAGATCCAGTCGTGTTGGGTTTTTACAATCAGCTCCCACCAAATTTCGAGTTTCTGGTTGCTATGCTGGTGCTTGTTCTGGGGAGGGAAAGGATCGTCTTTATTGGAGGTGATTTCATCCCCGCAGCCCCTGCATCGGTAGATCCCGGAGACAGGGACAATCGAGCCAACGCCGTACACCTTGGTCCAGTGAGCTGCACTGGGCTCGTCGGTTTGGCTTAAGTATTTGACGGTATCAGAGGCATATTGCGCCATAAAAAGCACTCCGTTTGTTTTGGAGGCACAACGCTACTACTATCGGATCCAATCCAGTTACTGGGCTTTCGTCCATGCTGGATGCCCAGACAGCTCGTGCGGTGATATCTTGGTCCATCTTCCACAGGAGTGACCTCATGAGATTGTTCGTAGGCGCGGTAGCTGTTGCTTTGCTGGCTGGGTGTGTATCGCCCGGCGACCTTGAGTCGAAAGATCCAAGCATCTCGGCTAGCACCGCGAAAGATCCCAAGCGGTATGCCCTGTGCGTGCTCCCTCGGTGGCAGGACGCCCGCAGTGATGTTTCGATGTCGGAGACAGAGCATGGGTATAGATTGATTGCGGCAAGCAGCAACATGACGGATGAGCTTCTCAGCATAAAAAGAACATCAAAAGGCAGCACGGTAAGACTTTATCAGCGCATGGCATGGGCCCCCGGGTATGGGCGGGGTGACATGGAACAGGCGGTTAGAAACTGCCTGTGATCGAAACACTGAAAGCCGCCTTCGGGCGGTTTTTTATTGCCAGGAGAAAAACATGCTTCAGCAGATCGAGAAAATGCAAACCGTTATTGTGAGCAAGCAATTGGCGAGGATCACAGGTAAACGCGAGCATCGCATGACCACCGGCGCAGGCTGGCGAGACATCATCGGCTACTTCAAACAATTCTCCGGGTTTGAGAGGTTTATGCTTGAGAGCGAGGCCAAAGGTCTTCGCTTTGCTGTATTCAACGGCAAGGAGAACATCAACGAGGATGATCTTGAGAAGCCCACTGGAAAAGACGTGATTCGAATCGTTCCTGTTATTCATGGTTCGAAGCGCGCCGGCCTGCTTCAAACGATCGTAGGGGCGATACTGATTGCGGCTTCGTTTATTCCAGGCTTCCAGGCACTCGCGCCAGTCGGCATCGCACTGGTGGCTGGTGGCGTTATCCAAATGCTCAGCCCCCAGGCAAAAGGCCTGGGTACTCAAGACAGCCCGAACAATCGACCCAGCTACAGTTTCAATGGTGCCGTCAACACCAGCGTACAGGGCGGATGCGTGCCTCTGCTCTATGGACGGATGATCGTCGGCAGCGCCGTGGTCAGCGCCGGGATCTACTCCGAAGACCAGATGTAAACCTAACTCCCAAACAGCCCGCCATCGTGCGGGTATTTTTTTGCCTGAAGGAAAGCCATGATCAATCCAGCTATCGCCGGCAGCAAAGGTGGCGAGTCGAAGCCGCGTCCATCCGTTGAGGCGCCAGACAATCTGCAAAGCACGGCGTTTGCCAGAATTCTCGACCTGGTGAGTGAGGGAGAGATCCGCGGCCTCGTTGATGGCATGCGATCGACCTTCCTTGACGAAACACCACTCGCCAGCGCTGATGGGACGATCAACTTCAGTGGCGTCACTCAGGACGTGCGCACCGGCAGCCAGGATCAGTTGCACATTCCAGGATTCCCTGCGGTCGAGAGCGAGATTGGTATCGGCGTCGAGCTGCGCTCCGATCAGCCCTGGGTGAGGGCTATCACCAACCTGCAGCTTTCTGCTGTGCGCATTCGCCTGTCAGTCCCACGCCTGGCGCAAACCAATACCAGCAATGGCGACACCAACGGCTACACGGTGCGCTACAAAATCGAGCTATCTTCCGATGGCGGCCCTTATGTGCAGGTGCTGGCAGCGGCATTCAGCGGGAAGACTTCCTCCAAATACGAGCGATCCCATCGGGTAGATTTGCCCGCGGCTTCCAGTGGATGGCAGGTTCGTGTCGTTCGGATCACCCCAAACTCAACGAGCGGAACCATAGCCGACACGACAAACGTAGACGCGATCACCGAAGTCATTGATGCCAAGCTGCGCTATCCAGGCTCCGCCATTATCGGCGTCCAATTCGACGCGTCGCAGTTTCAGTCGATCCCCACCCGGGCGTTCGATTTGTATGGCCGCATCATCAAGGTTCCGAGCAACTACGACCCAGACACCCGAATCTACACGGGCATCTGGGCCGGGAGCTTCAAGAGCGCCTGGACCGATAACCCGGCCTGGATTTTCTACGACTTACTGCTGCATTACCGCTACGGCCTTGGGCATCTGCTGAATGCTGGGCAAATCGACAAGTGGGAGCTCTATCGGATCGGCCAGTACTGCGATCAGCCGGTTCCGGACGGTAAGGGCGGGACAGAGCCGCGATTTACCTGCAACCTCTATTTATCCGTCCGCGCCGACGCGCTGCGCGTGCTCCAGGACCTGGCAACCACGTTCCGTGGCATGGCTTATTGGGCGGCTGGCTCGGTGATGGCCGTGGCCGATATTCCAGAGGATCCGGTGTACACGTATTCGAATGCCAACGTCATAGACGGCAAGTTTGGTTACACCGGCTCGGCAAAGAAAACGCGCTACACCGTCGCCCTGGTGAGCTGGAACGACCCAGCCGACTTCTACCGCCAGAAGGTCGAATATGTCGATGATCAGGCCGGGATTACACGGTACGGCATCCAGCAAACCGAGATCACCGCGACCGGCTGCACGTCCCAGGCCCAGGCTCAAAGGGTAGGGAAGTGGGTCTTGCTCACCAACCGCCTGGAGACAGAAAGCGTTGGCTTCTCTGTTGGCCTGGATGGGACACTGGCTCGCCCCGGGCAAATCATCCGCATCGCTGACAATGACCGCGCTGGCCGCCGTATTGGTGGTCGTCTCCGCTCATCCACCCTGGACACGCTGGTTCTCGATGCTGATGTGACTGCCTTCCCGGGTGACACCATCACCTTGATCATGCCCAACGGCAAGGCCGTCTCGCGCTCCATCCTGTCTGTTGGCTACCCGCTGACCTGGGACAGCACCGGCATCACTTGGGATAACGGGAATATCACTTTCGATACCACTGGCTTCCCTTCTGAGGTGCAGCAGGTGGTGCTGGCTGAGCCGCTGGATGATTTGCCTCCCCGCCATTCCATGTGGGCAATTGACTCGTCAACGCTGGCGGTTCAGCAGTTCCGCGTGATGTCAGTGGTAGAGGATTTCTCTGATACGGACATCAAGTTCACGATCAGCGCTGTTCGCCACAACTCGAGCAAATACGGAGCCATCGATAACGGCAGCCGTATTGAACAGCCGCCGATTACGGTAATCCCGCCAAGCATCCAAAACCCGCCAACAAACATCACCGTCACCAATGACCATTTCGTCGATCAAGGCAGCGCGGTCAGCGTCATGACAATCAGCTGGGATAAGCCAGATTCGGCGATCGCATACGAGGTGTATTGGCGCAAAAACGATGGCGACTGGATCTTCGCGGGTCGCACCGGCACCACGTCCGTCGACGTCAGCGGGATCTATGCAGGGAGGTACGTCGCCAAGGTCAGGGCAATCAACTCACTCGACATCGGATCAGTCTTTGCGACATCCGAAGAAACGGTGCTGAACGGGAAGACAACCCCGCCGCCGGTGGTCTCCTCGTTTACGGCCGACTCGATTGTGTTCGGGATCAAGCTCAAATGGGGAATCCCCCAAGATCTCAACACCGCTGATTTGCAGCGAACGGAAATTTGGTACAGCGAAACCAATCAGATCGCCAGTGCGATCAAGTTTGGCGATTACGCTTATCCGCAGACCGACCTGACCATCATGGGCCTTGCCTCTGGGAAAACGTTTTTCTTCTGGGCTCGCCTGGTTGATCGGATCGGAAATATTGGGTCCTTCTTCGGTCCGGTGTTCGGCCAATCCTCGGCCGACGCCGGGCCAATCCTCGATTACCTGAACGACCAGATCACGGAAACCCAGTTGAGTCAGCACCTGCTGGAAAAAATTGACTCTGGCGGCGGTGCTCAGATTGAGGTCGAAGCACTCAAGACCGAGCTGGCGGCGATGTACAGCATCAAGACGCAGCTCACCGTTGACGGGAAGCCGTATCTCGCCGGTATCGGCATTGGTGTTGAGAATGACGAAGGGATCATCACCAGCCAGGTTCTGATCGCGGCGAGTCGTTTTGCCGTTGTCGATCCAAACACCACCAACGTCTTTTACCCGTTTGTCATTCAGGGGGGCGCGGCGTACATAGACACCGCGTTCATCCGTGACGGCAGCATCAGCATGCTGAAGATCGGGCAAGCGTTGCAGTCTGACAACTACGTGGCCGGCACGCAGGGCTGGCGCCTGGATAAGGCCGGTAATCTGGAGTTCAACGGCCCGGCGCCCGGCGGCGGCAGGCTGGCGATGACCAACCGCGCGATCAAGGTGTATGACGAGAATGGCGTTAAACGGGTTCAGTTAGGAGACCTATCCGCATGAGTTACGGATTAAAAATCTGGGATGAAGACGGAAACGTTAGTCTCGACGAAACATCATTCACTATGCGCGTTGTGCATAGCTCTGTGGTGAAAGGGTCGAACTCCGCAAACTTCCAAACAATATCGGTGCCGGGACTGACTACGACAAATGGTGCGGCTTTTGTAGTTCCGGTTGGCTCCTACAACGCCTCTGTGGATATGCAGCTTGAAACAGAGATAATTGCTGGGGCAGTAAGGGTCTATAGCTTCATCAGAGGGAGGGCTCAGTACAGTAGTACTACAAGTTCAACCATGCGACTCATTGTTATAAGGTTCTCCTAATGACATATGGTTTAGAATTCACAAACGAAAGCAACGTTGTAACAGTTGACTCCGAATTTACTCGGCTCGTTGTTCTGGCGAAGGGGACTTATTCTCCAACGCAAGAATCTGGGCTGGGGTCGGTTACGTCGTTCCCTCGGGCAATAACAAGCCAGGAGCCCCCGCTTGTTTTCATCAGGCCCTCGGCCACTAGCGGTATTGCCGGTCTGTGCCAGATGCGCGTCCTAGGGTCGCCAGGTGCTTGGACTGGCTTTTATGTGAGGGCTTACGACGTAAATACACTTCAGCCAAACGGGTCTTATTTTGCCTGTGGTTTTGCAGCTACTGCACTGGCTGAATTTGGGATGCGATTGTGGGATGGTAGCTCGAAACTTTTGTTCGATAGCGGAACCCCGTACGCCAGGTTCACCCGGGCATTTCAGAACTGGTCCTATGTCAAAACAGACTCTACTGCTCAGGGCACGCCTAGAAACTATTACCGTGTCGCTTTCAACTTTCCAGCAGGCGAACACATGCTGATAAATAGTTTTAGCATGCCCATGCTTAATGATGACCCCTTTAGCAGGGCTTTATATTGCTGGTGGGATTTCTCTGGCGGAAATCTTTACGCCTTGACAGTCGGGGCTGGCAATCCCTTCGCGTTCTTTCTTCCCGCAGTTTTCGCAAAATTGTAAAAGCGGTTCCCGCTCGATAACTCAACTATCCCAGCCCGCCTATTGTGGGCTTTTTTCGTCTGGAGAAAGCCATGCCAGTTACCGCGCAGCAGTTGCTGCAGATCCTCCCGAACGCCGGCGCCAAAGCCGGCGTTTTTGCGCCTGCCCTCAACACAGCCATGGGCCGGTACCAGATTATTGGCCGCCAGCGTGTGGCCGCCTTTATCGCCCAGGTCGGCCACGAGTCTGGTCAGTTGCTGTGGGTGCGTGAGATATGGGGCCCGACCGCGCAACAGGCCAGGTACGAAGGGCGTTCCGATCTTGGCAATACGGAGAAGGGCGATGGGTCGAAGTATCGGGGGCGAGGCCTGATCCAGATCACCGGCCGAGCCAATTACGCAGAGTGCGGTGAAGCGCTGGCCCTGGACCTGATCAATCAACCTGAGCTGCTAGAGCAGCCCGAGCATGCGGCTATGTCTGCTGCGTGGTTCTGGTCAACTCTCGGGCTGAACACCCTGGCGGATGCCGGCGAGTTCGAAAGAATCACCCGCCGAATTAATGGTGGGCTCAACGGGCTGGCCGATCGAATGGCTCTTTGGAAAAAGGCTCAGGCGGTGCTGGCATGAGTCCGGCCTCGCTGAAGCTGATGATTGCGGCCGTGGCCGTGGCGTTGATCCTGGCGATCAGCACGACGTGGAAAGTGCAGGATTGGCGGTATAGCGGCCGACTGGCCGAGCAGACCAACTCGCATCTATCCGACCTCGCCAAGATCGGCAGCGCCGCCGCAGACCAAGTTCAAGCAGAGCAGGCCAAGCGCCTGGCCCTTGAACAACGGCTGACCGCCAATGACCAAACCCACCACAAGGAACTGAGCGATGCTCAAACGAACCAGGATCGCCTGCGCGATCGCCTTGCCACTGCTGATGTGCGGCTGTCAGTCCTCGTTGCCGAGGATCCAGCCAGTTGCAACGCGGTGCCTCCCACCGCCGGCGCCGGCGGCGTGGTTCATGGAGGAGCAAGAGCCCAACTTGACCCAGCGCATGCTCAACGAATTATCGCCATCACCGACGCCGGCGACCGGGGGTTGATCGCGTTGCGGGCTTGCCAGGCGTACGTCAGGGCATTGGATCATCCACAGCGTCAGGAAGCTGCCCAACCATCGGCCACCGGTCATGGATCCAGGCGAACTCATCCGGTGGCGACGTGGTGACGACATACACGCGCCGATTCTCTTCCTCGCCCAGCACCAGGCACTCGAGCCCGTAGCCCTCATTCATATCGAACCAGTGGGATACGCGCTCGCCGTCCTTCTCCATGTATCGCTGCACCAGGCCAAGCGCCCGTTGGGGGTGGTACTTCTTCCATCCACCACGCTCGACTGTCTCCAGCTTCGCCCATCCCCCTGATGGGCCTGTGCCTTTTTCTTCACGGCGCCGACCCCATCGCACCCACCCCAGATCTGTCCCGTCTTCCAGCACCACGGGAAACGCTGCCTTGGGGTTCGGGAAATATACCTTGACCCGTTCGTATGCCCGATTTTTGTCTGCTGCTTCAACTCCGCCGCACATGCTGTTCCCCTGGTTGGCTGGCCGTGCTCGGTTGACCTTGGCATTGCGCTGGAAGTTTTCCCATGTGACGGGGTTTCTCGACGAAGCCAAAGCCGCTGCAGGTTGCGCAGTCCTCACGCCGGCCGAACCGGTCGTTACATGACGGGCATTCGGCGAACCTCGCCAGTTCGAAGAAGGGCCTTACCTTTTTCATTATCGCGAGCTGCTTGTTCTCCATAGCCACCTGCAGGACGTCCAGCATCCAGCGGTACACGTCCGGGTCTTCTATCGGCTGATATACCACGCCCGAAACCATCCGCTCAGTTTCGATCAGGTCGAATTTCTGGCCGTCATCCAGCGTGAGGGTGAGCCCTTCGAC